CGCAATGGTATTATCCGGCAGTATTATATGTTTAGACCTTCTAACGAAGAGGCGCCAGGCAGAACTGAGATTTTATATTTATTTTATTAATCTATTTGTGTTGTTTTGTGTTATAAAATTGGAAGTAATGTACGCTAATAAGCCGAAGCCAATTTTGTAATTATTTTGTTATGTTAGTAAACATAAATGCGAGGGAAATATGTAAACTCGTTAAAGGTAACATACTTTATAGTTCCAGCCATCAGGAAGTTATGTAGTGATGGATGATACTTAGTCGAAAGTATTTAAAGAAGAAGACCACCTTAGACGTGAAACAATTTTATAATTTTATATATTAAAAGAGAGCGTAAGGCACCCATGGATATTAACACTATAAATTTACAGGATAACGATTGCACATACTCAAGTAAAATTGACTGTATGAAGTCCACAGAAACGGCTTCTATCGCAAGAGGGTACAACTTATGTAACTCAGCATTGAGCAAGATACTTAATATGTACCACGGATTGCACCCAGACGGAGAGGATGAAAATAATGATCTAACTCATCAAGAGCTTGTTTATATACTAAAATATCTTGGCAGACGCAAGAATTTAGTATATAGGAAAGTTTTGGAGGAGCAGATTATTAAAGGGATTTCATGGAAGCTACCAGCTTATAAGCAAAAGTTCAGTGATTACGGAGATCAGTGGTATAGGACTTCTAGCTTATATGCCAATAGTGGAAATATCCATACGGATAGACGCTTAACCATTATACCCAGACAAACTCAAGGTATGGGTATGATAATTATGCATCTAGCAGAGGCTGTGACATCGGTCTCATCTTTTTTATCTTATTATTTGTTATATCAATCTGGAAAGAATGTTTATAATGCTATAGAAAGTCATTCTAGCATTTTGCCACCTTTGGATGTTATTAATTTTATGAAGAGAAATTTTATTTGGATAGGAATAGCCCTATCGGTACTATTGAAATGGTACAAAGGAAAGACTTCTAACACTGAAGCTATGTTAGCTTTAACAGGAGTCTTCGCTGCATCGCAGCTTTTTCCAGCAACGCAGTTTGCATCAGAGCAACTTGTGACGACTATTATGTCGATGTTGAAGCCTGTCCCGGCTAATTTAATACCACGGGAAACACAAGGCTTTGAACCAACTACGCTTGCTGAGAATATTATTTCTGTTATTTTGTTATTAGGTATGGGATCAACTACTACGCTTGATGCCAAGAGTGTGATGAATTCTATAAAGGGATTATCAGCTATTATTTTAACAGTTAAAACCATTGAGAATGTATTTATTCACATTATTACTTACCTGCCAGATATTATACAGGTAATGATTAGTGAGAAAATTCCTTCTTTTGGTTTATATGTTAAATTAGCAACTGATAAGAAATTTAGAGAATTTATGAATAAAATTAATGAATTCAGAGCTATGGATCCTTTTGACGTCATGTATAATTCCCATAATTTGGCCACATTTTTAAATTTGAGAGAATATTGTATTGCCGAGGTGCTTACTGAGGTAGGATTGAGACAGGGATTAGAGAAGCTAATCCCTAAACAAATTGAATGGATTGATGAGACGTATGACAAGTGTGAGAAATATGGATTGTTACCAGGCAGAAGAGCTATGCCATATGTTATTTGGATAAGTGGAGAGCCGGGGATAGGTAAAAGTACCCTAGTTCACCAACTTGCTGAAAGCATATTGGTATCTGCTCTCGGTCAACCAATGAGACCAGGAGAGTACAATAAATATGTGTACGCACACAATACATCGAATAAGTATTTTGATGGGTATAATAACCAACCCATTTTTGTTTTGAATGATTATTTGCAGTTTGCCACAGAGAATGAAGAACAGTGGCTAATCAGATTTACGGACTCTATTGATTGCCCTTTGGAGGTTTCATCTGTAGATAATATTGCAACTGGAGTAAAGGGAGAAGTTAGATTTACATCACGTATAATCATAGTGACTTCCAATATTTCCCATTTGCAAAATTCTACATGTGTAACCAACTTGGATGCATTTAATAGAAGGCGTAATGTTGTTATTGATATGAGGTGGAAACCAAATTGCTCTACGGTAGACTTGAACAATTTTAATTATTCTTGGTGTGATATCAAAATAATGAGATCTGTTCTAGGACATACTGGTTACTTGGATAATCCTCTGGACGCAAAGAGATTAATTGATGGACTATGTGCAGCTATTGAGAGGTTTATAACTTTCGGTAGGATTGGACATATGTCTAGCGAGGAATTTCTAGCCCAAACAACATTATCCGGGAAATTGAGGAAGATGAACATTATCAAGGAAGATTGGAATAGTACAGTGGAACACGTATGGAAGAACGTATGTGATGTAGCAGATACAGCAATCTTTGGTATTAAGATCAAGTTCTTGATACCATTAACGCTTGTTGGATCTGCAACATATTTAATGTACAAATCCTGGATTCCGGCGATAGTGGAGAAGATCACGCAGAGCATGTCAGGAGATATGGCAACACAGAGAATACAGAGGAAGTTGAAACCTTTAACTAGGACGACTATGGGTAATAGGCAGAATGATTCAGAGTTTGGTTTGAAGATAATGAACAATGTTGTTCGTATCACCACCACGATAAGGGACCCTAATGACAGATTGATGAATCAGACCATGTGGGGTTGGTCGACGGGAGGATCATTAGTGTTTACACCCAAACATTTGTGGATGAGAGGAGATAATAAGGTGAAGGACGGGGACGCTGTCAAAATAAAGCGTTCCAATCAGGAGTTTGATTTTTATGTGAATGATAAGAATGTGTATTTGTTCCCTGATACGGATATAGCAGTTATAAACGTGTTAGGTTACACCCCCCCATTTAAGAGCATAAATCAAGTTATGATAGATGGGAATGCGCAAGTGGACACAGCAGGAGAGGATGCCGTACTAATACTACCAACTGAAACAAATGACATATTGATTCCTGTTATGATGCCAGTTAGAGCTTATTTAACTGATGCACCATACAGAGATGAATATGGCACTGAGTATGAAGGTAGTAATATATGGCAGTACAACCAGAGAATGATGAAAGGAGATTGTGGAGCAGTGATGTGCATTAAAACTAAAAACGGCTTGCGAATTGCAGGAATGCATGTAGCAGGAGATGCTTTTAGTGGAAATGCAGAGATCGTTTCGACGCAAACTTTTAAGGATGCCGAGAGATTTTTCAAGACGAAGGAAGCACAAGGTTTTCTGACAGATGTGGAGCTGACGGAAGATGAGTTTTTTGATGCCGAATCAGATTTGGAAGGAAACTTCTTTTTCTTAGGTAAAGCAAAGAAAGCCCCATTTCAAAAGTCAGATACACAGATCGTGAGAAGTCCGTTGTATGAGGCTTTACAACCACATAAGACAGAACCGGCAGTTCTGTCCCCAACGGATAAGCGAATGAACGAGATTTGCTCCCCAATGCTGAAATCAGTCGCTAAATATGGTGTACCGGTAGTGCCTTTCCAGAAGCAACTTATGGACGAAGCTTTTGACATAGTTAAAAGTTTCTATAATCCTATGAAGAGACATGAATTACATGTTTTTGAATATGATGACGCCATAAATTCTACCTATACACCAAATTTGGAGAAGATTGATTTAGCTACTTCTGCTGGTTATCCTTGGAACACCAAAGGAATAACTAAGAGAGATTTAGTTGAAGTGAGCAGCGATGGACGATTTACCTTGAAGCCTGACATGAGAGCGAAAGTGGAGAAGAATGATGAGTATTTGAGTAATAATGTTATGTTCCCTTATACTTTGGTGACAACACTGAAGGATGAAAGAGTCTCAACCGCGAAGGTTAAGATAGGTAAAACAAGAACATTTATGAATTTTCCTTTTGAGTATACTGTTTTAATGAGAAAATATTTTGATGATTTTATTGATAAGGAGACATTGTATGCTATGGAGATAGGTACAACAGTAGGAGTGAATATTTATAGTAGTCTTTGGCATGAGCTTTTCCAAACGTTGGATAGATTTGATTATACGACTGATGGAGATTTTAAGGCCTTTGATGGTACTATAAGACCAGAGTTTTTTAGGTACTATGCCATGCTGGTGAACAGTATGTATAGAGATAGCCATGGAGATAAGAGAATGATGTTAAGTACAGGATGTTGTTTTGCACCAATGTTTGTTTTAGATAAGGTTTATATGAAGTTGCAAGGGAATCCATCCGGTTCCAGACTCACGACTTCTTTTAATAGTTTTGTAAATAGAATGTATGTAGTCATGTCCATGATTAAAGTTTTACCAGAACACTTTAGGAATCAACAGTTCTTTAAGGATAATGTTAAAATATTCGCCCATGGTGATGATCACATAATAGGTTTCAATCAAATAGTGATGGAGAATTGGGATGCTTTGGTATTGCAAGCTTTTATGAAGCAACACAATATTGAATACACATCCTCAAGCAAGAATGAAGACCTAAAACCATACAGAAAACTGTATGATTGCTACTATTTGAAATCTTATTTTGTTTATAATAACCAAACCCGTAAATATCAGGCAGGATTGGATAAAGAAGTTATACAAGAGATGGTATCTTGGCAACGAGATGACAATATCAAATCTACTGAAATGATAGTTCAAACAGCGCTCAGATATGCTTATTTCTGGGGATATAAATACTTTGAAAGTATATATACCCAACTAGAAAAAGTTATAACAGAACGTCATTTGGATATTACTTTAATAGACTATAACTCTTTAGAACAATACTACCTATATAATGGGCAAATGGATTTTTCTTATGTTTAATGCTAGTAAACTAGCCGCAGGTAATGATGTGACCCTGTTCAACAATACATCGATACTAGTAAACTAGTCGCAGGTAATGATGTGACCCTGTTCAACAATACATCACTTTGATAAGGTATTTTATCCCTGACCAGCAGGATGCGATTTGCATATAAAGGAAGTGCTAGGAGACCACTTTAACAAATTCCCCTCGGAGGAGTTACTCAAACTTATTTTTTATGAACGATTTTTCTAAGGATATTTTAGGAGCTATCAAAAGCTCCAAGGAGGAAAATAAAGAATTTCCTCCAGATTTAGTGTTAGATGGTGTTAATTCATTAATGAAGAACACCAATCTAACCCCAATAGTAGAAGAGACAGGATCGGCTTACACAGCTCAAAATAATCTTCTTGTTAGTAATTTGCCCGTAGCACCAGATAAGGATGCTGCATTTGATGTAAATTACTCCTATCAGAGTATAGTAAAGAAACCTTATTATATTAAGTCATTTCAAATTACTACTACTTCCTCAATAGGAGTTCCACTATTTTCACTGGAGCTACCCAGAGGATTCTTTGAAGCAAACACAATTCTAGGACATGTAGGACAAACCTTTACTTCATTTAAAGGAACGTTCCACATTCTAGTCTCGGTTCAAGGATCCCCTCAAGCTTCAGGTGCTATGATAGTGGTACCTCAATACGCAGTTGATATAGGTAATGCTTCGGATTTAATTTTTAAACAAGAAACTTTATTTAGACAACATGTAATTTTAGATTATTCTGATAACTCTTCTACAGCAGATCTAGTTGTGCCTTTTAGATACTGGAGAGATGGAGTAGACCCACTCAAAACCGTGCATTTCGTACGATTTTACCCTCTCGTAGCTTTAGCAGGAACCGGTACAGTAACATGTACAATAAGTGTTTTTGTTGAAGATCCGCAGTTTAGGTTTTTGCGACCAATAACAGCGGCAATAGAGAGAGAGACTCAGGGTTTATTAAATTTCACCACAGTTAATAATACTTTTCAAGACATAATAGATTCAACTATACCAACGAATATTACAGGAGATACTTTAGATATTCAACCTAAGATGATGGACGCCGTACCGGTAGCCACCAATCCTTCTCCTTTAATTGTTAAGTATAATTCTTTTAATAATGCAGATAATCCTTTTCCAGTAGAGCGTATGAGTATGATTAGTTCGGCAAATAATGTATCAGACAGATCAACGTTTGGTATAGATGTCGACGAAATGGATATGTTGCAAATATTGAAACGAGACAACTATTTGGCGACTTTCAATATAACAACCGCAACTGCAACAAACTCAGACGTCTTTGCTACGTATGTAACACCTAACACCATGTGGGCTTCACCAGATAGATACAACGCAATGTCTTTTATTGCTACTAAATTTAAATTTTGGCGTGGCGGCTTAAGATATAAATTTAGATTCTTTCTGAATCGATTTCAGTCTGTAAAATTATATGCTTCAATGTTCTACAAAGCATTGGATCCATCTACTTTGACAGATTTTTCGGGTTCACACGGTGTCGTGCTAGATATTGGCGGAGACCAGAGGGAAGTGGAAATAGAAGTGCCATATAATGCAGAGACTCCTTGGCTAATGAACGTGTATAGAACAGGTCAAGATTTATCTACTGACACTGTTCAAACATACGCATTGGGCAAGATAGCTTTGTACAATATGACACCTTTAGTTTCTCCAACAGGTTCACCTACCACTATAACGTGTATCGTATCAGTAAGTGCAGCTGATGACTTTGAGTTTGCTAGTTACGCTCCAGTAACAACGGAAACTCAAGGAAAATTAGTTCGCTTATCAGCGCTATCCGATAGAAAGGTAGGGGATCAGATGGATATTCCCAAATCTCTTAAAACCTATTTTAAGAGATATGCAGATGCTGTAAGTTGGAAATCGGATATAGATTTAAATAAGTATAGTGTATATGGAGCTGTTTTATATCCAACCATAAGACAGACATCAACAGGCGCTACAACTAATTTTACATCAGGTCGAACGAATATTATATCCCCTTTCCACAACAGATTTCCATTAGCTGGGCTGTTTTCAGGCCATCGTGGAGGTATGACAGCAAGAATAGCATTAACCTATGCTATTACTGGTCCTAATCTCACTGACAGACGAAGATTAGTTCCATACTGTTATTATTTTAACCCAGCTTTTACTAACCAGAATCAGACACTCCATCTCAATGGTGTATGCTCTACTCTCAACAATTACATAGTTAATAATTTAAGTAGTTCAGCTGGCGCATGTCCGACACCATATGTGGTTCAGCCGGTTAATATGACAACGTCTGAATCAGGTATGGAAGTGATCTACGAAGTGGATTGCCCATATTCTCAT